GCAGCAGTATCATTACCTATATACAATCTTTTTGGTTCTAAAGCCATTATATACCTACCCACATGATAATCTGATTATCATAAGTTGTTTTATTCATATCCTGAATTGCTGTCGCATCTAAAGCATGATCAACTAAAGCGCCAGCATTATGTGCAGAAGCAGGAGTGCCATCATAACCTCTTTGACTTATTGTAATACTATTTGATGTTCTGGAAGAACACAACATTTTTTCTTCTGCCGCATTTCCTCTATCAACAATAATAATAAAACTACTACCTGTACTTCCAGTTGGAAATGTTGATCCATCCAATAATGATATTGTTGTATCAGAATTAGAAATAGAAGAAGATAATGACGTTGAAACAACATTTCCAAGTATTTCTCTTCTCTCCACCTCAATATCTCCTATTAATCAATACTTATATCAAGATCACCAGTTGCAATTCTTAATGTATCACCAGCATCAAGAGATTTATTTGCAGTCAAAGTGCCATGAACTAACAAATTACCACTAGTCAATGCGTCATGTATACCGATAGCAACCACGGTACAACTGGGCATGCCTGGGAAATCTATATCTGAATCGTTCTGAGTCGCGCCGCTGGCAGCAGCATCAAAAGTTACTGCCTGACGAGCATAAGAACCACCTGTAACTTCAGTACCAGCAGTAGAGTCTGTCGGAGCAACGGTATATAAAGCAACATATACAGTAGCCGGTGAAGTGTATGAAGTAGTACCAAGAAAATGATCCAGTAACTTATTTTCTAAATAATCACTAAGGTTACCTGCCATTAGTTATTCTCCTTATAATGATCTTCTAATTCAAGCTGAGTTGGAAGTCTAAAGTTCGTCAAGCTCAACAAGTAGTCTGCCTCATCATTATCAATTTCATAAATTCTATTTTCTCTTGTAAATCTAAACCCTGCTTTAGTCACATAAGCAACACCAGAATCAAAATAAACAAACTTTTTACCATCAGATGCAGCAGAAACCTTTTTCTTAGGAGTTGGAGACTTCTTCGCCTTAGGCTCCGATTTCACTTCCTCTACAGCAGGCGATTCATCAATCTTTTTATCAACAGGATCTTTCACTGTAGCCTTCTTTTTCGGTGCGGCATCCTCAGATTTTATAATATTGTCAGTCATAAATAAAATTTTATCACAAAAATCATTCTATATAAAGCAGTACGCCCCGATTTTTATCGGGGCGTACCAGGCTTTTATATGTAACTATAACAGCCTAAGATCACAAGCTACGGAGCTTGACGTTCTTGGCAATCACATACGACTCAGCGTTCTCAATGTTAGAAGCAACTCGCATGTACTGCGTGTACTGAATGGTGTCAGTCTTCGGCTGGAACTGACGGTACACCGTGATGTCACGATGAATACCAACAATTCTGTTGTTCGGGAAGGTCAACTCAATGTAACCATGCGAACCAGCAGCGCCAGAGTAATCACCAGTCACCGTTTCCGGCATCAGCGGAACTTCAACCAGCGGGATACCATACGGAGCCAAGCCGGTCGAACCAGGACCACCATTAGCGCGCATTGCACCCTGAAGGAATGCAACATCACCAACAGTCGAACCGGGCGACGGAGCACCAGCAGTAGCCTCAGTAGCCGAGTTCGGGTTGCCCAGGCTGTAAATCGAATCCTGAACAATACCGGGGCCAGTGAAGTAGCGAAGCTGATTCCTCTGCTGCAAGTACTTGGTCGGCATGTTTCTCAGAACTCTATCGAACGTCGAACGAGACACGGCATCGCCAGCCTCATCGACCACAGTTCCACTAGCGAGAGCCAGCTTAACGTATCCGTCAAGAGCCTTCAACAGACCATTGGCCGAAGAAGTGTTACCGTTGATAAGAAGGTCATCCATATCATTGGCAGTCTGACGAGCCATCACCTGAGCGATATGATCCTCAAGCGAAGCGCCTTCGATGTTGTCCTCAAGGGACTCAGTGCTGATTTCCCAATCAAGACGAAGCTTGACGCTCGAAAGCGAAACCTTGCTGAAAGTAACAGCAGCGTTGGAACCGCTGTCAGTGGCTTCAGTAGCCTTTGCCAGAAGGCGAGTGCCAACCGACAACTTGTCGATATCCATCGACGGGGTACGCATGCGAACGACTCTTGCGTTACGCATAAGAACAGACTGGTCAACCACAAAGTCTAGGAAGCGGTTTGCCTGCTCAGCGTTAAGAAGACCACCAGAAGCGTTTCCAACAACGCTAGTAGTGACTTCATTTGCCTTAGCTAAAATATCTTCTTGAGTAGTCATTTAATTGTTTCCTCCTCTCACGACTTGTACCCAAGGGTCTTAATCAGACCTTCGGGAAGATAAACATTGCCCCAGAATGACTTGTCAGACTTAACGATTTCCTCGTCCTCTGCATCGTCTTCAGGGTCCACGCTCTTCTTAATTGCTCCAGTTGAAGCGATAGCCTCTACCTTCTCTTCATGCTCAGCCAGAGCCTTTTCAGCGCTGTCAAGCTTCTCGGAAAGTTCGGCATTCTTTGCTTCGAATCCCTTAGTAAGTTCATCAATCTTTGCAGTCACACTTGCATCAACCTCTTCTTTAATCGAAGCGGCAAAATCAGTAAGCCTTTGATCAATGACAGTACCGAGGGCTTCTTTCAAAATGTCTATATCCATTTCTTCCTCCAAATTGTCATTTTCCGCTTCAACATTTTCGGTTGAAGCAAATTTTACGGCATCTTCCTGAGGATCTTCCGGTAAGAGCCAATTGACGAATCTCTTCATCAAAGTTAGTTTACTGTCTACAGTATCTTCTGGTTTGGGATCAGGAGTAGACGCATCCATGCTATTTACCTTACCATAATTATCGTCAATCTGCAAATTATCTATAGCATCTTTGTCAAGATCAAATTTAATTATTTCATCCATCAGTTCAAGTTCTTTAATATTATCATATTCTTCACAACTATTACATCCACATGAACAAGTTTTTTCAAACTCTATATCATCCAATTTCGATGTACAGTTATCTAACTGACGCACCTTGGACCTAGCCCAGACCCAGCCAGGAGTTCCACCCCAAAGATTCCATGCAATACGGCCATTTGAGGGGTAGCCATCATCACCAGGATTCGCACCTGTTGCTCTTAAATCAACGGCATGGCGAGGGAAGTATCTAGCGACTTTTCTAACAAATTCAGGACTAGCAGTTCCACCAGCAGCAAGGCGACGAGCAGATCCAAGACCCACACTTGTACCTCCACGGCCATGTTCTTTTCTCTGTTCAAGCCCAATACGAGCCATTCTTTGAACAGACTCTGGTATCGTAAGATTAATGTCGTCGCAAGCAATCTTCAAAATATAATCAAGATTGCCATCGTCAGCCATCTTAACAATATCAATAACTGCATTTTGATTTGCAGGATTATCTACTAAACTTAACTCACCAAGTTCATATTTTTTAATAATAGAAGCAGGTCTACCTCTGAACATCTTCTTCGAATCAATCTCTCTTTCAAGAATTCTACCACCAATAGAAAATGATCTAAGCGTGCCATCAAGAACCTTTTCCCAGGTATCTTGAGCGCCTTTAGATATATAAGCTTCAACCTTCATTGCATTATATTCTTGACCATCATCACCTTTGATTTTTACAGGCTCATATTTAATAGCCTTACCAACAGCAATTGGAGAGTGCATTTCACGAATATTCCCAGCCCAAGAACTAAACGCCTCTATTGAGGCTTTAAAATCAACAATATCGCCAGATTTATCAATATTGTCAGCAGTAGCAATACCAATAACAATACGCTCTTCTCTTTTGATCATGTCGATTGGAAATGTAAGATTTAATTTTTCCATAGTAAATGTAAGAATACCACAAAATTTATATAATATAAATTATATACCCATCCATGATAAGATTTTAGAATCTAATTCACTAGATGTTTCACCAACTGTACCGTCATAGGTTGCACTAGTTCCAGTACCATCATAAACAAGAGGACCGCTAACTCCAGACGCAACAAAAAAAGAAACATTATCAGATGCATCCTTATAGAATAATCTACCATCATTATAATTTATTGCTAATTCTCCATAAGATAAAGAATTAGCTAATGGAATATTATTCGCTGTACCTGAGCTTTTAATTTTAATTGTTGTAGCCATTTAACCCTCTATCAGTATGTACCACCATCAATAGTAACGCCATCAATAGTACCGCCAGTAATAGAAACATTGTTAGCATTTTGAGTAGCAATAGTTCCAAGACCCAAAGTTGTTCTTACAGTAGAAGCATCTGCATCATCAAGAATGCTTCTTGCAAAAGATGTCAAAGTTGCAACATCAGCAGTTCCACTGCCTGTAAAATACGGCAACTTATCAGCCGCAGATGTCAATCCAGCAATTGCCGCAAGTTCTGCATCATAAGCCTGAACGTCTGTTCCGATAGCAAGACCAAGATTAGTTCTTGCATCAGCAGCATTTGCTGCACCAGTACCACCATAAGTG